AGGGGTTCGGACAATGGGACAAAAGCCGGAAAGCCCTTGATATTGGAGGATTTCTGATGAACACAGCAGACAGAAAGGCAAAAAACAAAACGGACAAAGCCTACTACGCGAGGTGCATCCGGCAGTTAAAAGAATGGGGTGCGCCAGTCACAGGCTGGTACTGCATCGGTATCATCGACGTCCGCGAGGACGATTACGACGCGCCGCTTTCCGAGTGCGAGCTTTGCGGCTGCGCCCATGTGCGCTATGAGCACGTCATGGACAACGACCTGTACTTTGAGCCGGTCACCGTAGGGTGTATTTGTGCCGGGATCATGGAAGGCGACATTCTCGCCGCCGAGGAGCGCGAACGCCAGATGCGGAACCGCTCCAAGCGGAAGCGCAATTTCCTGAAGCACGAATGGCAGCATGAGTGGCGCGGTCTATGGCACCGCACCTATCGCGGACAGGAGGTCCAAATCCGTGAGAGCAATGGGAAATACAGCGTCCATGCCGGTACCAGGGCGGCAAGCCGGTACAAAGGCAGGCCCATCACCGATTTTTACTCCGCCATCTACGCCGCCTTTGAGATTGCGGACCCTTTGGAGGACATCATATGCGAGAAAAACAGATAGAACAGAAACTGGTAAAGGCTGCGAAGGACGCCGGAGGCATATGCCCCAAGCTGGTCAGCCCCGGCACGGACGGGATGCCCGACCGAATGGTACTGCTGCCGGGGTGCCGGATCGGATTTGTGGAGGTCAAGGCTCCGGGCGGTACGCCGAGACCGTTGCAGACACATCGGCACAGGCAGCTCCGGGCTTTGGGCTTTCCGGTCTTCGTGCTGGACGACCCGGAGAAGATACCGTGGATTCTGGAGGAGGTGGCGGCATGGCGGATGTGATACAGCTTTCGGACGGAAGCGTCCACACCATATTCGATGAGCGTGATGCCCTGGAACTGATCGACCAGCGCATGGGAATGGAGATGCGCCGCTGGATTGAGGACTGGATGAGTGAAGGCGAAGGCGATGCCGATTACATCGACTACCTGGAAAAGGAAGCCGAGGGGCTCCGCGCCCATCACAAAGAGGTCATGCAGTCCCTTCGGCAGCAGTCGGAAACCATCGCCGGGCTGATCCGCGAGAAGGAAATCGACCGCAAGGCGCTGTCCACGGCGGCAGGCATCATCGGCTGCACCACCTGGAGGGAGATGCGGTGAACGGCTATGAAGCCCTGGCGAACGCCATCATCATCCAGGCGGCGAAGGATTTCAGGGCGGCATATAAACGGATGAAGCGGTTCCCGAACGACAGCAGAGCCCAGGACGAAGTCAGGGAACTTACAAAGTTCTTCTGCTCCCAGTGGTTCGAGATGCTTTCCGATGTGGATGGTCCTTCGCTGCTGCGGAAGATGAAGGAAGAAATCGACTCCGGCATCGTCCGGAAGAAAGAGAGGTGAAACGGCATGGAGTTTGTACCCCATGATTATCAGAAATACGCGGTTCGGTTTGTGAAGGAACACCCGGAAGCCCTGCTCCTATTGGATATGGGTTTGGGCAAGACGGCAATATCGCTGCAGGCCATCATGGATCTGATGTTTGACAGCTTTGAAGTCGGCAAGGTGCTGGTGATAGGCCCGCTCCGGGTCAGCCGGGACGTATGGCCTGCAGAAGTGCGGAAATGGGACGGGTTCGACTTCCTGCGGATGTCGGTCATCGTGGGCGACGCCAAGGCGAGAGCCGCTGCCGTCATGCAGCCCGCTGACGTGTATGTCATCAACAGGGAGAACGTGAAATGGCTGGTGGAGCATTTTGAGAAAAGGCGTCAGCCCTGGCCGTTTGACATGGTGGTGATCGATGAGCTTTCCAGTTTCAAGAACCACCAGAGCCAGCGGTGGAAAGCCCTGCGGAAGGTTCGCCCGCGCATCAAGCGCATCGTGGGGCTGACCGGAACCCCGGCATCCAACGGCCTGATGGATTTGTGGGCGGAGGTCTTCCTGATCGACCGGGGCGAGCGGCTGGGGCGCTTCATCGGACAGTACCGCAGCGTGTTCTTCAAAGCCGGGGCGATGAACCCGTACACGGGAGTCGTTTACAGCTACATCCCTCTGAAGGGATCGGAGGACCGCATCTATAAGCGGATTTCCGACATCACTGTTTCCATGAAGGCGCTGGACTACCTCGATATGCCGGATTATGTTCCGGTCACGCATGAGGTGGTGATGGAGCCCGCCGAGCGAAAGCTGTACGAGCGGATGAAGGAAGACCTTCTGGTTCATGTCAAAGGCGAGGAGATCGACGCCGCCAACGCCGCCGTCCTGTCAGGGAAACTCCTGCAGATGGCGAACGGCGCAATCTACACCGACGCCGGGGAAACCGTGACAATCCATGACAAGAAGCTGGATATGCTGGAAGACCTGATCGAGCAGGCCAACGGCCAGAACGTGCTGGTCGCCTACTGGTTCCACCATGACCATGAGCGGATTCTGGAACGGCTGACGGCATTGGGCTATGAGCCGCGCGACCTGAAATCCGGGGCTGATATCGCGGACTGGAATGCCGGGAAGATACAGGTCGGCCTGATCTCACCCGCCAGCGCGGGACACGGGCTGAACATCCAGGACGGCGGCCATATCCTCATCTGGTTTTCGATGATTTGGTCACTGGAAATGTACCAGCAGACAAACGCCAGGTTATGGCGTCAGGGACAAAGGGAAGTTGTGACCATCCACCACATCGTGTGCGGGGATACCGTTGACGGAGATGTGCTGTCCGCTCTGAAGCGGAAGGACACCACGCAGCAGAACCTTATCGCGGCGGTGAAGGCGCAGCTGGGCAATCTGAATGGCAATCCGAGGGAATAACAATTCTATTTTTCGGAGGTATATGCCATGAGCGTAATGTGGAAGTATCTGGACAAGCGGTCGGCGACTATTGCCGCCATAAAGGACCGCGCCAGCATGAAATTCATTGTTGACCACACGGATGAGGAGATCACGGCGGAAAGGGAGCGCATGATGTCGGTCGGCAGTCCGAAAATGGACGGCCTTCCCCATTCCCACAATCCGCAGGCCAACGAGGAGCGGATTCTTTCCGGCATCGAAGAAATCGACATCCTGAAAGAGCGGTATCGGCAGGCTGTGGAATACCAGGAATGGTTCGAACCCGCCTGGTCGCAGCTTTCGGAGGATGAGCAGTATGTGCTGGAAACCTTCTATGACGAAAACACCTACGGCAGCAATGCCGCCTGGTACATCGCGGAACACTTCGAGATCGAACAGGCATCTGCCTATCGCAAGAAGAACCGCGCCCTTGACCACCTGACCGTGCTGCTTTTCGGGAAGTGCTGACGTGTCCACTTTCTGATAAGATTCATCTTCCGTTTCCTGCTATAGTGGTATCGTGAAAGAGCGCGGGAACGCATAAGGCACGGATGGGAGAACCCTACCGTGCCTTTTTGATTCCTGCTGAAAGCGAGGAACACTATGCCGAGGATACCAGACCACCCCTGTTCGCACCCGGGCTGTCCGAGGCTGGTGCCAAGGGGAAAGAAATACTGCGATGAACACGCCGCCCAGCACCCGGAAGAATCCCGGTCTGGTGGCGGCAGGGGCTATGGCAGCAGGTGGAATAAAGCAAGGAAACGGTTTCTGGAAACGCACCCGTTGTGTGCGGAGTGCATGAAAGCCGGCCGCTACGTCAGGGCGACCGACGTCGACCACATCGTGCCGCACCGGGGAGACCCCGTGCTGTTCTGGGACGAGGGCAACTGGCAGGCGCTCTGCCACCGCTGCCACAGCGTCAAGACCAGGAACGAGGACCATGACCCGGTGTACACCTACTGAGAGAAAGGATGGGTGCCATGTACTACAAGCTGAAGCCCTGCCCGCACTGCGGAGGGGAAGCCTACCTTGAGCGCGCGCACCGCGCCTTCATCAACGCCCAGACCACCCGCGTAGCCTTTGTGCGCTGCACTGTCTGCAACGCACGCTCCGGCCGCTACAAGCTGGAGGACTACGGCACGCCCAACCACTCCGCCGACGCGGAGCGGCTGGCAGTCGAGTCGTGGAACAGGCGCGACGGCTGACCGCCCCGGGGCCGGGCTCACTTCTCTGTGCTAAAGCGTGCCGGAGACCGTCGGCCCCTGCCGCGTGCGAAAAAGGCGAAATCTGAAGGGTAATTAAAGGGTCCCTGGAAAGGAGGAACTGACCATGCCCACCAAATCAAACAACATCGGCGGACGGGGCGGCGCAAGGCCGGGAGCCGGACGCAAGAAAACCGCCGTGAAGGATAAAGCCGCCGCGGGCAATCCGGGCGGCCGCCGTCTGGAAATGCTCGACATCCCGGAGGTGGAGGGTGCTGAGATGCCAAAGCCCCACGACTTCCTGTCAGCCGACCAGCGCGACGGCACGCCATTGCAGGCAAAGGAAATCTACGAGGAGACCTGGCAGTGGCTGAAGCAGATCGGGTGCGCTGCGAAGGTGTCCCCGGCCCTGCTGGAACGGTACGCCATGAGCAGCGCCCGCTGGATTCAGTGCGAGGAGATGACCAGCAAGCTGGGCTTCCTCGGAAAGCATCCGACCACGGGCAAGCCGATCCCGTCGCCGTTCATCAACATCGGCATCCAGTATATGAACCAGGCGGTGCGGCTCTGGAATGAGATTTTCCAGGTCGTGAAGGAAAACTGCTCCACCGATTATGACAGCGGACCGTCACCGCAGGACGACCTGATGGAACGTCTGCTCCGGGCGCGGGGCAACTGAAATATACATTCACGGAGGAACTGATTATGTATGAGAAAGTAAACATGGCGCACCCGGACAAAATCTGTGACCGCATCGCCGGGGCGCTGGTGGACAAAGCCTATGCCCAGGAGGATGACCCGCGCATCGCCGTCGAGGTTCTGCTCGGTCATGGCGTCTGCCTGGTGATCGCGGAGACGTCCGTCCATATCCCTGCGGAATATGTGAAAGACACCGTCCACAGGATCGCAGGGAGCGGCATCGTCGTACAGTATGTTGAAGTCCAGCAGGACGCACACCTCGCCCAGAATCAGGCAGGCGGTTTCCGCTGCGGGGACAACGGCATCTTCAAGGGTGTGCCGGTCACGCCGGAGCAGAGGGAGCTGGTGAAGACCGCATGGGACATTTACACTAAGTACCCCTATGACGGGAAGTACATCCTGGACGGCGGCCGCCTGATCATCTGCCAGAGCAATGTTTCCACAGCCCAGCTGAAAGAGATGTATCCCGGTGCGGAAATAAACCCGCTCGGCGAGTGGACCGGCGGCACGGAGGTCGATACCGGAGCCACGAACAGGAAGCTGGGCAGCGACATGGCGGATTCCGTCACGGGCGGCGGCCTTCACGGGAAGGACCTCTCCAAAGCCGATGTGTCCGTCAACATCCACGCTTTCCTGAAAGCCCAGCGCACGGGACAGCCTGTTGAACTGTGCTGCGCCATCGGAGACGATACC